ATTAAATTTGTTACTGATAGAACTTATTTAAATACATTATTTGATGACATTGATTTAGATATAGACAATTTATATGAGCTATTACCACCAGAATATAAATTATATAAAGATAAGTTTGATAGTATAGATTTTAAAAAGAAAACAGTAAAAGATTATTTTAAAGAAAAAGTAAAAGACTTTCAAACTGGTAATTTTATACAAGGATTACAAGATTTAGGATTAGGGTTTACTTTACCAACTGACCCAAGAGCGGCCGCTAAATTAGCTATTCAAACTATTATTGCTGATGAGAAAAAAGATATACAGGAACAAATAGAGGAATTAAAAGCTATAAAAATAGGACCCTTTACGATAGAACAAATATTAGGTGGTGAAATAAAAGAAAAGGTAGAGATATCTGAATTTCAAAGAGATAGATTAATAAAAAAATTATTAAACTTTGCTCAAGATTATTTTGCATATCTACTTAAAGAAGTACTCTCTAAAATAACTGATGCTATTAAACTTATACCAGGACTAGATGCGATTATTGCATTCTTAACATTCGATTTTTGTAAGTTCTTAGAGTTAATAGGAGTACCAAAAACAATTCAATTACCAGCAGGTATACAAGAGGTGGCTAGCACAGTACAAAATCCACTTCCTAACGCAATAACGGTTGAAGAAGCCGGTTAACGAGTATAAATAGATATATGGCAGGATTATATACAGGCGACAAGCAAATATCAGGGGACTTAGAGCAAGCGAGAAATGTATCTAAAAAGAAACCTCATCGCGATTTAGATTTATCTTTAAAGATACATCCTATACGTAAGGATATTATACCTTTAAAAGACGATGCTGCTATTAAAAATGCAATAAAAAATTTACTTATAACTAATTTTTATGAAAGACCGTTTGCAGATGATTTAGGAGCTAATCTCAGAGGATTACTTTTTGAACCTGCAGGGATATTAACAAACATAGAATTAAGAAGTAATATAAGAGATGTTATTCAAAAGTATGAACCAAGAGTTACAATATCAAGTATTGATATAACTGATAATATACCTAGGAATGAATATCTTATAGAAGTTTTTTTTAATATAAAAGGAATCAACGTAGAACAAGTCGTTGAAATACCACTTAGAAGGTTAAGATAACATGGCAACAAATTTAAATGTAACGGAACTAGATTTTGCAGATATAAAAAATAATCTGAAAAACTTTTTAAAACAACAGACAGAATTTAATGATTATGACTTTGAAGGTTCAGGCCTTAATGTCTTATTAGATGTATTGGCTTATAATACTCATTATAATGCGTTAAATGCTCATTACTCATTGAATGAATCATTCTTAGATTCAGCTCAAATAAGAGGTAATGTCGTAACAAGAGCTAAGTTATTAGGATATACACCTAGGTCTGTTTTATCACCAAGAGCTACTGTTAATATTGTTGTTACTAAACCAAATTCAGGTACCATACCAACAGTATTAGAACTTACAAAAGGAACTAAATTAAATACTGTTGTAAGTGGAGAAGAATTTCAGTTTGTCGTATTAAATACTCAACAAGCTACGTTAAGTGGTACAACATGGACATTTAATAATGTCACTCTTGTTGAAGGAAATACAAGAGAATTAAAATATAGAGTTGATAATGATATAGAAAATCAGAAATTTCAACTCTCTGACTTTGATGCAGACACAAGTACGTTACGCGTACGTGTACAAGCGAACGAAGAATCAACAGCATTTGATGTATATACTAAATTTGAAACATTAAAAGGCGTAGATTCTACATCAAAAGTTTATTACTTACAAGAAAACCCAAGCGGTTATTATGAAGTATACTTTGGAGATGGAGTAACTGGATTTAAACCTACTAATAATAATATTGTTACTGTTGATTACGTAACTACTAAAGGTACTGAAAGTAATGGTGCAAATTCATTTACTATGGTAGATGATATTGGTACATTTGATAATATTGCAGTATCATTAGTTGCAGCAGCTGCTGGTGGAGCTGAAGAAGAAACAATGGAGTCAATAAGATTTAACGCTCCTCTTACTTTTATATCACAAAACAGAGCAGTAACAGCTGATGACTATGCATCTATTATTAAAAAAGAATTTAGTAATATAGATTCTATTTCAACATGGGGCGGAGAAGATAATGACCCACCTGACTATGGAAGAGTTTATGTTTGTATTAAACCTTTATTAGCAGAAACACTTACAACAGCAGAAAAAACAAATATTACCGGAGCTATTTTAAAAGGTAAAAATGTTGTATCAATTACTCCACAAATAGTAGACCCTAACTTTACTTATTTAGAATTAGATGTATCATTTAAATATAATCCTAATTTAACAGATAGAAGTTCTGTAGATTTACAATCAGTAGTAAGAGATACTATAACAGATTATAACTTTAATAATTTAAATAAATTTGATGGTGTGTTTAGACACTCACAGTTAACAAGGAATATAGATAACAGTGACCCTGCTATATTAAATACAATAGTAAGGCCGAGAATGTTTCAAAATATTACGCCTGTAAATAATGCGTTAAATAACTTTAGTTTAAGTTTTTCATCTCCTTTTTTCCAGTCAGGTAATTCAACTGCATTTTTAATATCATCTTCAGCATTTAAAATAAATAATGTTGACCATTTCTTTGGTGATGAGCCTATTACTAATTCTACTAAAAGAAATGTAATTGTTTATAAAGTAGTAAATGATGTTAATACAACAGTGATTAAAAGCGCTGGAGAAATAGATGTAGATAAAGGTACTATTGTTTTAAATAACTTTACACCTGATGCTGTTACACCGATTAAAATTACAGTACTTCCTAACTCACTAGATTTAGGACCAAAGAGAGACCAATTAATATCAATTGATAATAGTTTTGTAGTTATAACTCCAGAAATAGATACAATTGCAGTTGCTGGTTCAGCTGGTTCTATAGACTATACAACAACATCAAGATTTAAATAATGGGATATAAAAAGACATTAACTCCAGGAGCGATTGAACTCGAACAAGGAACACTGTCTCAAACGAAAGAAGATATTCGTTTAGACCAAATAATACCATCCGAAATATTAGAAAATAAAGATAAGCTAGATAAATTCTTACAAGCTTATTATGCATTTATGAATATGGATGAATTTATTTATCAAGAAAATAATGTTTTTACAGATGTTGTATTAAATGGCCAAGCACAATTTAGAATACCTGACCCTAATAACGAGAATAATAAATTTTTTACAGATGAAACCGGTGCAGGCTCATCTCTTGTTATAACAGCTCCTAATGGTACAACTACTAATATAACTTTAACTGATGTCAATGTAGCAATAACAAATGGTAATGAACTACCAGGCACACTCGTCAATTCAACGTCTGAAATAGGTAAGACATTTACTGTTAACGGTTTATCAGCTCATAATAACTCTTCAGCCAAATTAACAACAATACAAAAGAATTGGGTAGGTCCAGGTCCATCATATGTAATGAATACAATTGAACAGGCAATGGATATTGATACTAATAGCGAAGGTTATTTAGAATTAATGCAAAAAGAAATTGCTGCTACAATTCCAAGAGGAGTTACAGTAGATAAAAGAACTCTTTATAAACAAATTATAGATTTTTATAGATTAAGAGGTACATCAGATTCTATTGAGATATTTTTTAAAATATTATTTAATGATATTGCTGAAGTAGAGTTTCCTTATGATAAAGTATTAATACCTTCAAGCGGTAATTGGGACGTTAACGCATCTCTTCCTAAAGGTGGACAATATTTAGATAATAAAGGATTCTTATCTGATAGTATTGTAGTACAGGATAGTAAAAAATATCAAAAGTTTTCTTATTTAATTAAGACTGGTAAAAATTTATCTGATTGGGACCTATCATATAATCGATTAGTTCACCCAGCCGGATTTGTTTACTTTGCTGAGATATTAGTATTCTTACAATTAACAAAAGCTGTATTAGGAGAAGATATTTTTAATCCTAATGGTTACGTAGACCTAGCTCCAAACGGAGAACCTTCTGGTAGAAAAAGAACAGATGATTTAGGATTAGCAATAAGAAAAGTTTTATCAGCAATACCAGATAGACAGCCAGGTATTATAGGGCCAGAAGATGTTCCAATACTTGTTGAGATGTTTGTTTCAGCTTTCTTACCTACTATTACAGCAAAGGTCCATAAATCAGGTACTGTTTCAGTTGCTTTAAAAAATGGTATAATAAATGGAACATCAATAACAGCTGGAGGCACGGGTTATACTGCAGTTCCTGCTATAACATCTACAGATAGTGGAACTCCATCAGGATTTACAACAGCAACATTGACAGCTGTTCTTACAAATGGTTCAGTATCTTCAATAACAATAGGTAATGGTGGTAAAGATTATAATACAGCAGTTTTAAGTATTGCCGCTCCAACAGCTCAAACATTTAATGGTTCAAGTAGTTCAATTGTAAGTACTTCAAATAATAATATAACTTTATCAGTTGCTCAAAAAAATTCATGGGTAGCGAATGATGGAGTTACATATAATAGCGGTGGAGGAACAGCAATTGGTGGACTCGTTTCTGGTACAACTTATTTTGTTAAAACAATATCAGGTAATGCTATTTCTTTATCAGCAACAGCAGGTGGAGCAGAACTTAATATATCAGGAGTTGGTTCCGGAACATCACATACATTAACAGGTATAACTGCAACAGCAACAGCCACAACTTTAAACGGAGCTTTGGAAGCACTAACAATAGGAGAGCCAGGATTTGGTTATACTGGTTCGTCACTGACAATCACTTTTAATGGTATATCCCTCCCGGGACTTACAGGAGTTGCACCGTCGGTGACGGTAGGTTTAGACGCTCTAGGAAGACTAAACAAAGATGTTATAACTGTTAACTCAGAAGGCAGAAATTGGCAAAATTTAGTTGGAACAGCTCCAGCAAATCCAAATGCAACTAAAATAGCATCTGTTGATGTTGTAGGATTAGCAGATAAGACATTTATAAAACCTCCTACAATTTCTTTTCCAATACCACAATCAAAAGATGCGACTGGAGCTTTCTTATCTTCAAACGTAACTGCAACAGCTAAATTTAATTTAGTAGCTACAAGTTTACAAAGTATAAATGTAACTCATGGTGGGTCAGGATATAATCCTAATACTTCTCCAACAGTATTAATTAGTGGAGGAAACGGAAGTGGTGCAGTTGGAAAGGCTGTTTTAGAAAATGGTAAAGTCACAAAAATAATATTAGTAAGTGGTGGTTCAGGTTATACAGAACCTCCAACAATTACATTAGCTCAACAGCTTGGCGGCACATTAGCAACTGCAGAAGCTATATTAACTCCAAGTGAGATTAATAATATAACAATAACAAATGCGGGAAGTGGATATATTAATGACCCTATTCTTACAATTGGAAGTGAAGCAAATAACGAATCAAGAATAGCAGACCAACAAGAGATAATAGAAGTTAATTGTAATCATAATCATGTAGATACATTAATAACAGAAGTTAAAACAAATCCAGTACAAGCAACTGGTTCT